GTTCTACACGAGACATGTTGCGTTTGTGAGACATTGAGTTTGTTTCAATTAAAGCTTCTGGCATTTTTCATTCCTTATGTTGGGGCCAGCATTATTGCTGGGTAGCCTTATAGTTTTATGGTAGTGAGTAGTTACTTCTTCTTTTTCTTCTGCATCAAGCCGCCTTCAGCTTTACCGCCTGTAGCAAGAGGTACTCCTAATTTTTTAGCAGCTGCTTCTGCCTTTGCTTGCGATTTTGCTGCAGCCTGTTCCGGGCTGTCATTATCATTACTCTCAGGTTTAGACTGATTCTCCCAGACCTTACCACCCTGCCAGCTAGTGTCTCTATCATCGCCTTTTGCAGCGTAGTCAATACCTGCCTTTACTTGAGCTTGTGACATTGCACTTGCAGTAGTAGCACCTGCTGGCGTAATACTGAGGTCTCTACCTTTTAATAAGGTAGGCTCTTTGTCTTTCTTAGTACCAAAGGTTTCGGAGAACCAATTAGTTATACCTGCAAGGATACCACCCTCTTCTTCTGGATCAGGGATCGCTACCTTTTTGTCTTTCATGTTTTTTAAGATCTGTGTCTCAGCGTACTTTGTCGCACCAATACCTGCCAAACCTAACATTGGATTGATTAACGCCATACCTTCCATAAGAGTACGTGCTTTGAGGTTTTTACTGTATGCTTCTTTAAGCTCATCAGGTGTCATCTCGCTAAACTTCTTACCTTGTTCACCTGTATCAGGTTTAATAGGCGGATCGTCATTATCCCCTGCTTTTGTAGTAACCTGTGGCGTTTGTACCTGTGTAGTACTCCAGCCTTCTGCTATCTTTGCATCATAGTCTGTTTGCTGAGCAGGTAAAGAGAAAGATTGTGTTGTAAGACCATCAGGGCTGTACAGCATTACAGTAGTTACTGTAGGCTCTTGCGGAGTAGAAGGAGACAAGAAGCTAAAACCAGCGCCATACATTGAAGGGTCAAACGTAGGTTGTGTAATTTCAGGAGCAGTACCGTCTTCTAAACCACCTTCAGCATAGCCTGTATTACCCATAGCTACAGGAGAAGGTTGTTGATACATCTGTTGTTGCTGCATATAAGGATCAGTGCTCTGTGTGGGCTGAGGTACGAAACCACCTACAGCCATACCCATCTCTTGCAGTACAGCCATCTCTTCAGGTGTAAGCGCTTCGCCATCTCCACGGGGGTCTTCCATACCTACAGGTTCACCGCCAATGCGACCATTAGCTTCCATATCCATCAAGCCACGTTTAGCTTCAGCACGTAGATCTTCAAAGAACTTAACACCAAAGAAGCGTGTTACATCAGCAGGTACAACATACTCGCCCTCACTCAGTTGGGCAGGGATGTCATCACGTACTTCTGAGGCCATAGAGCCGGGAGGTATCTCGTTACCACTCACAGGATCAACGTTCATGCCGTCATCAGAGATACCACCCTCATCAAAGAGCATCTCCATCTGGTTATCTCTACTATTCATTACTGCGCCGCCTTCGTTAAAAAGCCTTGCCTTATCATCCTTTGTTATAGCTGCATCTGCTCCTCTATCGATGCTACCACGAGGCATGTCTTTCCAACGAACTATATTTCCATCAGGACCAACAACCTCTAAATCATCCCCTGTCATTTTTGGGGATATTCTTTTTGTTTCTATAGTGAAACCTTTATCACTAAGTTTACTACGTAATTCTGGGTTACTAAGATTCCCTTTACCCCACTCACTAATGATTTCATCTGCTTCTAAAAGTTCTGAATCAGTGTATGATGGTGTACCCTTACGTGATACCTTGGGGATGTTACTAGATACATCAAATACTTCTTTAGCACCCTTCTTAATGGCTTTAGCAGCAACATCACCTAAACCGGGTATAATTCCTATAAGAGCCGCACCGCCCAGCGCACCAGCCAAGTAGTAGTTAGGCTCATCTTTCTGTAGTTCATCATAGACTTCCTTAGCCGCCACAGCGTCACCAATAATAGGTGTCATACTAGCGACAAAAGTAGCAGCATCTTTAAATGATACCTCTGGTACATCGACTGCAAGCTTCTTGCCCTCTGCAGCCCAACCTAAAGCTTCCTCTGTCTGGTTATCTAAGTTATCCATTCACTTTGTCCCTCAAGTATTTAAGTCTGCGTAGTGTTGCTATAGAGCCTTGCGCCCTGTTTACCTCAGAGATACTCTCTGCTTGTTCTAGGTTCTTGTGTTGCTCAGCAATCCAAACATCTAGTTCTTGACAGAAAGAATCCCATAGAGGTTTATCGTTTACAAAACTCTTAAGCGACATTACCACTAAACCCCTGCTCACCCGGTGTTGGTGCTGTACCTACGCCCATCTGACCACCACCACTACCTGTGGTGTCCTGTACGCCCTGTGGGCCTTGTCCTTCTGGCGCTGGGCCACCCTGAGGCATAGGAGCACCTTCCTGCCCTACAGGAGGCTGTGGTGGCTGCTGAAAGCCCTTTAAGATCTCAGCTTGGATAGCGGCATCCTGCATGGAGTTAGTAACCTTGTCTGGGTCAAGATCCATAGACTTAGCAATCTCACGAATGATGTAGTCCATCTTAGCAAAGGGAGCTAGTACTGGGTTCTGTGCAACCTGTAGGAATTGCATCAAGCGCTGTGACCGTACTTCGTTAGCCATCAAGCTTTCTGTACCAGAGGCACGAACCTCTAAGTCACCTCGAATAGATGCGTCAAAGTCAAACTGCATGTTAAAAGCAAAGAAAGCCTTACCCATAGGGCGAATTAAATAGTCATCTACGTTCTTAACTACAGCACGGATACTACCGTTAGCTGCACTCATAAGCATAGAGATACCAGAAGCGGTACGCCCTACACCTGATACACCTGTTTGACCGTGTGCAAAGCTAGGGAAGCCTGTACTCTCATCAGCCAAGACACGAGCCTTGTCAAAGAGTTGCATGTTTTCTTGTGCTACGTTAGGGAACTTAGTACCGAAGATAGCTTGACCAGGAGCACCCCCTTGGCGGCGGAAGACCTTGCCGGGGTACACACTCATGTCTTGACCTGGTACAAGGTTAGTCTCATCTACTTCAATGATAAGATTACCAGACAGTGCAGCATTGTCAATAGCCATACGCATAAAGCCATTCATCAATGTTTGAGTATCATCCATGTTCTCAGCAATACCAATGCCAAAGAAGCTATAGGGGTTGTGCTCATATGGCACAGCATAGTAAGGAATACGTGCAGGCTTAAATGGGTTTAGTACAAAGCGAAGTACTTCACCATTACATACCCAGATATTACAATTAAGCTCATCAAGGTCTTTATATTCACGTGGAATCTTAACGCCATTCTCTTCTAGGATGTCTACATCAACAAAACCCCAGAACTCCAATACTTCCCAACGTTCTGAGTCTGCCTGTGTATCATCATCCTCCATAGCCATTTCCCAGTGCTTCTGCACATAGTCTGGGCCTTTAGCGATAGCAGTATCAAGTGCATCCTTCATAAAGTAAGGACGGCTCTTTAGAGCACGAATCTGAGTGCGTGACATCTTGTGACGCTCAATGATGTACTCTGCTTCATCCATAGAGGCAGCTTCTGGATCAGGGTAGAAGTTCCAGCATGATACGTGCTGTGTTTCAGGAACGGTCTTAACGATAGGGTCATACTCACCCTCTTCATTCCAGTTAGGATATTCCTTATCTACAGCGAATGGACCCTTCATTACACCTGTACCAAGTAGAGCCATCTCAAACGCCATAGAGCGCAAGTGAATCGAAGCGCCAGACTCTTCTAGCTGATCGTGGATCTTCTTTTCCATCTTCTTAGCTGCAATAAGAGCAGGGTGGAATGTAATTGTAGTAGGAGTAGTGCCATCACCCTCAACAAGCTTATCGCTTACAGTTGAAAGCTTATCTTGTAGTGGTCCAACACGCCGTGCTAGGTCTGCAAGTGTCTCACCGGGTTTAAGCTTTGTGTCTGGACCAATCAAGTAAGGCTTAGGTGCTGGTTGTTCTGTAACAGACTTTAAGGCATCTCCAGCAGCCACTGCATTAGGGTCAGCATTAATATGTACAGACTCTGCTACACCATCTGGCAGAATGGAGGGATCTACACTCATAGGGAACTTGTTGTTACCAAACAGTACATCTGTAATAGAGCCATATGCAGCAAGCGTCTTGGTCTTAGTTACCTTAACAAATACACGAGACTTCTCTGTGTCTGTGAACTGTACATCAGAACTGTAAAGACCACGATAGTTGCGATAAGCACGTAACCAGCGCTGCTCATCTGAATAACGAGAGTCTTCTGAACGTGAATAACGCTGTTTAACAAAGCTAACAACACTAGAAGCCTCTGTGAAAATACTGTCGTTAGTATCTTCTGCAGCGGTTACTTCGTCAGTCTCAAACGAAAGATCATTGATTTCTGCCATGTTTTATATTCCTTAATAGCCGAAGCTGGGATCAGATGCCTGAAAGCCTGTGCGTTGTGTTGCTGGGTTGTAATCCCATATACTGCTCCGTGGACGTGTCATAATACCATAGCGTAGAGCATCGTAAAGGTGATCTTCTGCATTAGTGTCTACGTCTTCTGGGTTCTTCTTATCCAATGGGATGCTAGGTATCTGTGCAATAGTGTTTGTACAGTTGTTCATAAACACAAGGCGAGGCTTATCAGTAAACTCATCTACCTGTAGACGCCTATGTATTTCGTTCTTACCTGCGACACGTGAGCCTCTTGACCTGTCAGACGGACGCCAACGACACCCTTTGTGATTCATCTGCTCTGCCAAGCTAGGCCCAGTGTCGCCACGGTTGTGCCATAAAGAACTATCTAGCACCCCGTATCTCATTGTACCATCTTTTGCTTCTGCTTCAAGTATTAAATCAGCTAAGTCAGAAGCTGTAACTTTAGACACATACATCTCACGGTACACAATTAGTTGTTCATCTGGTGCTACAGCAAACCACAAAACACCAGTGTAACTGCCATACCCATAATCACAAGCCCTAAACTTTGCCCAAGAGTCAGGGATCTCGAAGTGGTCCACGACATGTATCTTGCGGTCAAACTCTGGAAAAGCTGCACCCTCATTAACATCCCAGTTACCTTCAAGTAACTGCTTACGCTGATGCTCTGGAAGCGAGAGAAGCATTGCTTCATAGTCTCCAGAGTCAGATAAGTACGGATTGTCAAAAAGAGATGCTGGTATAAAACGTCTTTTAAATAGAGGTTGACCTGCTTTACTATGACCCTGAGGGTAGGTAATCGTTTCACCTGATTCAAGATGAGTTGCCCAGAACGCTTGATTTGATCTCTCAGGGTCAATAAACATCTTTTTAACCCAAGCATGTCCACTTCCTCCAGGGTTTGTTGTAGCCCTCATGTAAAGGCCAAGTTTGTTAGAGTGTGCAGATCTTAAGCGAGATCTCATATAATCCCAAGCGTAAGGGCTAGACCATTGCGTAAGCTCATCGAATCCAATCCAGTTAAAAGCCTGACCTTGATACCGTGTGACATCCGTGTCTTTATCAAGATAAGACATCCAAAGTCTGCCACCCTGAGGAGAAGTCCATTGCGATTTTCGTTCCGACCACTTAATACCAGGTACTGCACGGGGATATAACTCCTGACTCTTTTGTATGAGTTCTCTTAGTTCTTCTGTAGTATGTCGTACCAGTAGACCTGAAAAGTTAGGGTCATTAAGTCCGTGTAGAGGGTCAGCCAACATGGCGTAGCTCTTACCCCCACCAGCTGCTCCACCATAAAGTACCTCACGCTCTGATGCACTAAGGAAGTTAGACTGTGGCCCTGGGTTGGGCTTAAATACAACTTCTTGCGCTAGATCTACGTCATAATCAGGAGCTTTAACAGTAGCAGGTACTGTGTCAATAGCCTCAGTCTTCTGAGATGCTGTAGCTACCGACTCTACCTTCTTCAAGCTTCTTGATTTGCGAGAGCGTTTCTTCGAGCCGCTTGGCAAGCTTGCGTTTAATTGCAGCTGATTTCTTACGTTTTTGC